AGATGGCATGACAGGCGCACTTCCACCCGTGGACTTCCAGCCGCCAACCTCGTTTTTGGCCTCGGTGTAGCCATTGGCCTTATCGTTATCGGTCGGCTGCTTGATCTTGATCTTGATCGACACCTGACCACCGATAAGCTGGTCGCTGTCCTCCAAGCGCGCAAGGCCCACCGCCCGCATGATTTCGCCCAACTGCTGCCGGCCAATCTCCTCGGCCTTGGTGGACTGGTTGCGGATGTTGACGCTGGCGTAGATCACCCGGCCTTGGTGCGTCGGGCCAGTAATGTCGTAGCGAATGTCAATCTTCGTGCCAGTGCCGCTCTTGGTCTGTCCCACCTCGGCCTTGGTGATGGTGGCGTTATACCAGCCATCAGGGATCAGATCGTAAGACCGGCCTTCCGGCAGCGATCCAGCTTCAATTGTTTCTCCGAGAAATGCCATTGTTCAAGCCTCCGTGATGGTGAAAGATGGGCGACCCGGTGTCGCCGTAATTGCGTCGAGAAGTGGCGTGGTGATGTTGGGAGATGCTGCCTTCCACGCCGACATGGCGATCTCCGGCTTCCAGCGGAAAAGGCTGGAGAGGTGTTCGGTCAACCCTGCTTCGGCTGCAATGGCTTGCAGTTTGTCAGCGTCAACCTTGCGATTGATCCGGCCTTCAACCTTTACGGTGTAACCCGGAACGTCACGTTTCATGGTGCCATCGAGGTTGGCCGGGACAGAAAGTTCTGCGACCAGTTCGTCCTCAATGTCACGCCTGGCCTTGATGGCTGCGGCCTCGATGCCCTTGGAGATTATCCATTGTTGGTAGATGCTGTTCATTGTCCAATCTTCCCAATCAGTGCGCCAAGGTCTGGCGTTTCCCATTGATCCAGTTTCCCAGAGCGATCCTTGGCCTGCCACACGCCGTCCGAATTGCACATCAGCGCACGCTGTGAATTGCCATCGGCATCACGCTCGACCCGCAGGGCAAGCACGAGGTCGGTGAAGTAGGGCAGCCCCTGCGTCAGTGACTTACCCGGCATGGCTGGGTTGAACAGCAACTTGCCCATCTCGTCCTGCGACTTTTCCAGCTTGGCACTCATGTAGACGTGCTTGCCAGGAAGGTCGCGGAAGGCGCGGATAAGCTCCGTCATCTTCGTGTTGAGTTCACCGTAAGCGGCGCGGCCATCCTTGTTGGTCTTCAACTCTGCGTTCAGCACCACCTCGGCAACTTCTGAGATGGAATCCAACGCCACCGATTGGAAGCCCTTGGCCTCCTCACTGCTGGCGAGGAACGCATACGCATCGTGGAGGTCGGCAATGCTGCCGATCTCGATGTAGGGAATGTCCGCATCCTTGATCGACAACAACCCGCCTTCGGCAGACAGCGCGATGGGATTCGGCAGTGTGGGAATGAGGCTGGTCTTGCCAGCGCCTGCCATTCCGTAGACAATCATTTTTACGCCATCGGCGGCAAGCCCGCCTGTGCGCTTTAGATTAATAGCCATGTGGCCCTCCGTTGCACGCCGGTCGGTTGATCCGGTTGGCGTGTGATCGGGCTTTACAGGCCGGATGTGCGGATGTAAAGCGTAAAAATGCAACAACCGCACGGAGGGATAAGAAATGCTAACACTTGATGAGATTCGTAAGGCATTGCAGGATCGGCAGCCTGGCAAGGTTGCAGCCGCAGTGGGCGTGCATCCTACGACGATCAGCGCCATCCGTGAAGGGCGGCGCGCACCGCGTTATGATGTGGCGCAGGCTTTGTCGGATTATCTGAGCGGGATATCGGTCGATGGTTGATCTAACAAACATCCTCGGTGGCCCGTGGTCACCACCAGCCGCGCCGCGTGTAGACCCGCCAGAATTGCAGCTTGCTGACGCAATGCGGGCGGCTGGGATTACGCCACCGCAGAGCATCCAGTTGGATGGAAAGTTGCACCGCTTCAACAGCGGCACCAAAGGCACGCCGGGGCGCGGTGATAAGACCGGTTGGTATTGCTGCTTTCCTGATGGCGTCCCGGCTGGTCGCTTTGGATGCTGGCGGGCTGACATTGAGGTAACATGGCGGGCCAACGTTGGGCGGGAGTTGTCCATTGTCGAGCAGATGGCGCATACCAAGCGCATGGCCGAGGCTGTAAAGGCCCGTGACGCTGCCAAGGCAAAGCTACATGAGGCGGTTGCCGACGTGGCAGAAACCATATGGGCCAGCCTCGATGCTGCGCCGGACTGGCATCCGTACCTTGTGCGTAAGGGCATACAGCCCAACGGTGCGCGCGTAACAGGTGATGGCCGTTTAGCCTTGCCGATGTACGACCCAGCCGGCGCGTTGGTTAGCCTTCAATACATAGATAATGAGGGCGGCAAACTCTACCACGCCAGCGGGCGCGCATCCGATTCGCAATGGCTGGTAGGCAACGATACCGGTGGGACAATCTACATTGCCGAGGGCTTCGCCACCGCTGCCACAATTGCAGAGGAAACAGGCCACGCTTGCGCAATCGCATACAGCGCCAGCAACCTTCCCAACGTGGCCAAGGCACTTCGAGAGCAGCGCGGCAACTTGGCCGACATTGCGGTAGTGGCCGATCACGATAAAGGCGGCATTGGCTTTAAATATGGCGATCAGGCGGCGGCTAAATACGGCGTCCGGGTGGTGCGCGTGCCAATCGAGGGCATGGACGCCAACGATTACAAGGTGACCGGGCATGATCTGATGGCGCTGTTAAGCCCACCCACCTCCGATTGGCTGGTGCCAGCAGATGATTTCTGCGTTGAGCCTGCGCCGATCCGGTGGCTGGTGAAGCGTTGGCTGCAAGAGGAGGCGCTGATAATGGTTCACGGGCCATCAGGCGGCGGTAAGACCTTTGCCGTTCTCGACTGGTCTTTACACATTGCAGCGGGCCTGCCCGATTGGCACGGGCATAAGGTCAAGCCAGGGGCGGTGGTCTACCTAGCCGGCGAAGGCCATCACGGTCTCCGATCCCGCGTTGCCGCTTGGAAGCAGCACAACCGGGCTGGCAAGCTGGATATGTGGGTAAGCCGCGCCGGGTGTGATCTTAATACGGCAGAAGGCTATCAGAAGGCCGTGCAGGCCATCCGTGCGCTGCCTCGCCCTCCCAGCCTCATCAATGTCGATACGCTGCACCGCTTCTTGTCTGGCGACGAGAACAGCGCACAGGATGCAAAGACCATGATCGACGCCTGCGCTGGGCTGATGCGGGAGTTCAACTGCTCCGTCTGCCTCGTCCACCATACCGGCGTGTCCGACGAAGCCCAGCATCGGGCGCGTGGATCATCGGCCTGGAAGGGTGCGCTTGAGATCGAGATTAGCGTGATCCCCGGCAAGGGCGATGCGCCCATGCAGATTGTGCAGCGCAAGAGCAAGGATGCCGAGGAAGCCCAGCCGGTTTACGTGACGCTGGAATCTGTCCCGATCAAAGGCTGGCTCGACGAGGACGGCGAACAGGTGACGAGCGCAGTGCTGATGGCTGCGGAAGCGCCGAGGGAGCCTGCGAAGGACGGGCCAGAGAAGAAGGCGTTTAAGGCGTTCGAGGCGGCCTGGTGGGATAGCGGCGCAGAAAACCCCGATGGGCTTCCCTACATCAGCCGCAGCGCATGGCTGGCGTATCTGGAAAAGAACTCGCCCGACAAGGCCGTGCGGACTCTGCGCAACCGGATTGATCCCAGCCGGCCTGAAAGCCTAACGGCGACCCTGATCCACGCCGGCATCATGGAGCGGCACAGCGAGGGTTATCGGATCATTTCCGACGCTCATGCATCCCCATTGAATGCTGCAAAGCTGGCCCCTACTGGCCCCTAACTGGCCCCTAGGGGAAATAGGGGCCAAGGGGGCAAAAAGCCGCTTTTCCGGCCCCTCCCGGCCCCTATATTCCTAAAGGAATAGGGGCCAAGGGGCCAAGCGGTGCGGGGGGTTCTAGGCTACAGCAAAATAATTTTTGCGCGGCACATTTTTACGCTTGCATGGTGGGAGAAATTGCCCCATGAGGGGGCAACACCAACCGGGGCCATGCCCCACCGAAAGGACACTATCATGAGCCAAGCCGTCAAATGGGCAGATCAAGAGTTTGCCAAGCATCCCACACGCGACAGCCGGCAAGCCCGCTTGCAGTCTGAGACTGCATTTCAGGCTTTAGTCGCCGATCTGCCGCGCCCTGCCAGCATCTCGGAACGCAAGTGGCAGGACAGCGCCAGAGGCCACGCCCTGCTAATCGAACGCCTCCAGCGCGCGCTGGCCGCCGCCTGACAATACACTACACGAAGGGACACGACACCATGACCGACGAACAAAACTTGCTTTCTGACCTTGCTGAGGTTTCCGCTGATCTGGCACAATGGGCTAAGGATCAGATGGACGAAGGCAAGACAGCCGATGACATTCGGACTGCTATACGTGAGGCTGCCCGCCTTACTGGCCGCGCCTAACCGCACCGGGGCGGCCACCGCGCCGCCTCACCCAACCGGGGCAACGCCCCACCGAAAGGGAGACTACCAATGACCAAAAGAACGCGCACCGCCGAACTCAAGAAGCAGATTAATCCGATCAAGTCCGAATTGATGCGGATACTGGGCGCGATAGAACGCGAAGGATTGGCGCGTGACGCAAACATATTGGGCAACATTATCGGACGGCTTGAAACTTGG